TGTTAGCCCATTCTTGAAACATAATATTTAAAGAACGTCTTGCTGATCTTAATTGATAACCAGTTCTAGTTCCTCTTATATTTGTTCTTTCAAAAGCTTCTTCAATAATGTCATCAATTTGAGGATTAAATTTATCAGACGAACCAGAAGTTGGAGAAATAGTGTTTGCAGTATTCCCCATTCCTGTAGTACCTGAAGCACCAGAATTATAATAAAATAAAGTAGGCGCGCCTGTAGTTGCAACTGGTGCAACTATAATAGTTGTTTTAGCTCCAGCTGTACCTGCTGTTCCTGTTTTTGTAACACCGGTAGTATATTCTGCTCCCCCAGTTGTATGGGTTCCATCTTTAGTAGATGAAAAAGATAAAATTTCATTATTATTACTCGTATCCGAAGTATCGAATATATAAGTATTACCTTCTTGTAATTCTAAAACAGGACTGACTGTACCGTTGATATAAAATTTATCTCCAGTACCAAAGGCGTTAGTGCCACTGGCGACAGTGACTGTAAAAGTTATAGTGGCCATTTAAATCTCCTAGCCAAAAATTACTGTACAATATGTAACTGTTGTTGCAATCGTTAGCTTTAAACTTGTACTACATTTAATTCCTGTTCCGGGAAATTGAATGTATTGTGTTAAGCCACCTCCATTAGTATTATTAGTAGCTCTAACGGTAAATACTGCAACACTTGTACTATCATCTTGTAAAGTAACAGTGCTTTGTGCAAGATTGGGTTCTTTATTAATATAAAGACCTACAATTCTAGCGGGTCCACCAAATATCGTGTGTGTAGCGGCAGTTGATTTTTCTACTGCTTTTACATCGACTGGGTAAGTTGACATTTATATGCTCCTTAATTTTAATTACGATGCTCCCGAAGGAGCACCATAAAATTGTTTATTACGCGTTGTTTATATTTTGAATATATTCAACTGTTACAAATCCTACTCCACTTGTTCCAGCAGAAAAGTCAATGTAAATTGGTAAATCACTTGTACCTATATCAGCCCAAGCATCACCGTCGGTAACTGTACCTGTAGATCCATATTTAAATACATTAGCCGCTGTTCCTGCTGCTAAAGCAGAAAACAATTCAGTTGATGCAGCTGTAGTACCCATAGAAATATTAGCTGCGTCACACGCAGTTGTAATATTAACAATGATCTCAGTGATTTGGCTATTAGCCGGAATTACTATTCCAGTGTCCGCTGCTGTAGTAGACTGAGTCCATCCTGCAGTTTGAGCCATTTTTACAAAACCAACGTTTTTAACATCAGTTCCAACTGTACTTCCAGTTGTATTTCTAATCGTTCCCGCTTTTATCGGTCCCGAAAATGTAGTTGTTGCCATAATTATATCCTCCTAGTTTCCGAATACTGTCTCTAGGCCGTCGACTATACTCGTCAGCATTCTAATTAATTGTATAGTAAGATATTTATATAGTAGATTTGAATAGAGTGCAAGAGATCCTACAGTAAAAGTACGATTTTAGCGATGTGGCGTTTATTTAAGTAGCCACGGAAACTTGTGGGGCAGAACTAATAATTGCATTTTCTCTATCTGCAATCTTAGATTCTTCGAGCTTGATCTCAGTGATAACTTCTTTAATCTTCTTATCAATTTCGACCATATCCAGAGTATATTTGCCTTCTTGCTCATACTCCAGCTGCCACCTCAACTCCAAGGACCTTTTTTGTTTGTATAGGTCTTGTACCATCAACAACCTCCTCATAGGTTATTCTGTTTATCTTGGGATCATTCATTTCTCCAAGATATTCCCAGTTTACACCTTTTTCTCCCAGTTTGTCAACTATTGAATTTTCAATAGACGCACGATTATCTTCAGCAAGAATTTCAAATTCTGCATGATGTTGATAAGCGTTGATTTTTACTAGGAATTTTCTCATTTTTTCACCTTTACAAAAAAAAGGGGCCGTTTTTAGGCGGCCCCTTTAATTAATTATTGATTACACTCCTGGTGAACCAAAGATACCTCTAGGATCAGAGAAACCAAATACGTATCTCTCTCTAGCTTTGTATCTAACGTTGCCAGTATCAAAGTCACCTTCCATAGTCGTTTTGATAGGTGATCTTGTGAAATGTTTCAGACCATTAGGTACATCTGTTTTAATGAACCAAGCATCAGTGTCAACCAAGTAGTGGTTAACAGTATAACCTTCTGGGATCATTCCCATATTGTTAATAGCATTGATGTCATTATCAGCTGTTCCAACTCTACCTTTAGAGTTCATCAGTCTGTCAGCCGTAAATTGTAGATTAGAAGGAATAATCATTTTCATTCCTCTAGCCGCAACTTTTAGGCCTCTTTCATCAGTGAACGCCGCAATGTCAATTAACGCTTGTTCTAAAGAAGTTTCGTTTAAATCAGCAGCTGTTGCTAATTCATTTGCGAAAGTTCCAGAAAGCGTAGGGTGAACTGCTGAACATAATTCTACTCCGTCACCGCCAGCGTATGCTGGTGTAAACGCGTTGTTCAATACAGCGGCACCTTTAGTTTGCTTAGTGTTCGCCATTGATCTTGCTAAAGCTTTTGTATATCTAGACGCAAGTCTGTCATACAAGTTATCTTCGATCGCTTCTTCAGTGATCGCAAATGCTAAAGCAATTGTTTCGTTTGTGTAACGAGCAGTGAAAGTTTCTTGCGCATCGTCGTATGATACACCTTGACCTTCAGGTTTTACAGAAGCATTTCCGAATCCAGATAACATTACTTCTTCTTCAAACGCTCTGTCTGAAGATTCTGTATCGAAAATTTCTGCTGCTTCGTTAGCATATTGTTTATACTCTAGTCCGAATAAAGCATTCAGACCAGGCTCTAGTTCTTTAACTAGTTGTGCTCTTGATATAGCCATAGTTATTTATCTCCTTATTCGCTATTAGTTGTATAGGTGTGAGCCTTTAGCGATTACAACAACGACATCACTGCCGACTGCTGCATAATCGTTTTGACCCGGAACATTCGCGCCTCTTACCAATGTAAACATTGAAGTTGCTGCTACTGTTGCAATAGAAAGTCTTTCGTCAGACATTCCACTGATACCAGTTGCTCCATTATCACCTGTGTTATAGTTAAGACCAACATCGTTTTGTTGCCAAGCTGCGTTAGATCTCATATTGAATTCCTGATTAGGATTGTCCAATACAAAAGCAGTTCCGTCACTTGAACCAGTGTTGTAGTCAGTTCCAAAGTTTGTTCCACTTGGTACTGAGTTACTCCATGTTGGTTTTGATGTTCCTGAGTCAACCCAGAATCCACCATTAAAGACTCCTACTAATAGGGGATCAGTGTTTTGCCAACCTGCTCCACCACTATTACTGTCGTCTGTTGAATCGTAAGTAGCATCTTGTATATACCCTTTTTCGCCTGCAACCGAAGTTCCATCATTTAGAGAAACTGGGTCGCCTTTGAAAATAGTATTAAAAGCTCCGCCACCTGCGTCAAATAGCTTGTATTCGGATTGACCAGAAGTTGCAGGTGTTGAACCCACAGTCATTACTGCTCTACATCCGTATCCAGCTGTACTATCATTCGCCATAGTTATTTTCCTTTTCTTAAGTGTACCTGCCCCGAAGGGCCTCCAGTACGGTTTATATTATTTTGTTGGTAGAAATTACTAAAAAATTATTTCTTTGAACCACCAAAAGTTACACGAGTCTGCCTCTCTTGATTGATTGGCATACTTGGGTGCTGTTCCTTAAGAATATCGTTGTTAATTGCATCGTCTCGATCTTTATTTTGTTGTCTAAAATAATCTTCACGAGATTTCGCGATTTCTTCTGGTAACCTAGCCAGCACTAGGCCTCCTACTCCAATGACACCGGAATATTTTCCTGTTGTTAAAGATGGATAGTCTTGGTCTGGATATTGGTCAGCTCTCACTAACTCCCATCCTTCTCTTAGTTTTCCTGACATATTTTTTGTGTCATCAAAACCAAGGACTTCAACTCTAATCCATCTGTGCCTGAATCCATCAGGTGCAGGTGGTGCATCGAGTGATGAGGGTGGAGTCCAAGTTTTTGGGGCTTCTGCCTTAGTTCTTGTTTGACTCGCACGAGAAGTTTTTACTTTTTCATTTTCCATATGCTTATGCTCCTTCCGTGATATTTAATTGTTTCGCATACTCTTCGAGTGGCACGCCTATTCTTTTAGCAATTGCTACCTGTGATGGCGAGAGTTTCACAGTTTTTTTGCGTCCTGTTCTAGCTGAACGATTAGCTGAAGCTACATTTTGAGCAGGTTTTGCTCTTTCTGTAGTTTGACCTTCTATCTTATCAAATTTATGCGGAAATTCAACCCTTATTCTTGTGTCGACTTCCTCATAATATTCGTCTGATTTAGGATCATAACCTTCTTCTTCTACGAGCTTTTTATGTATATCAAAAGCCGTATAAGTCATAGCTGTATCATTACCAAACCATGTATTCTTAGAAGCCCATTCTTCGGCTTTAGGATCTGCTGGTTGGTGTGGTTGTTGCTGTTGAGGGGTTACTCTAACTTCTTTTTCTCTAGCACCTTCTTCTTCGTCTACTATTTTCATAGCATTCAATCTTGCATTTTCTACAGTTAAATTTGCTAACTGTTCTTGTGCTGCGATTTGTGCTTCAACATTTTGTGATTCAATAGCATTTTTAAGAGCTAGTTTAGCTGCTGCCATACTAGTATTAACTCTACTTTCAAATTCACTAACATAAGTTTTATCTAATTTAGATAATCTTTGTTCGGCGTTATTTTTTTGTTGAGTAACTGATTGAGCATATTGAACAGCTTCTTCTCGCTGTCTTTCTGCTTCTCTCATTTTACGAGTTAGTTTAGCAATTCTTTTTTGAACTCCTTCACTATATTCTTTTAACTCGTCTTTTTCTTCTTTTTTTT